TTACTTGAAAGAACAAGATAAAGGTTTGGAGTGGTTAGAGGATTATCATCCTGAAGCACTTGAAGAGAAAACTACACTAGAGGGGTTCTTCGAATAATGAAAGTTTTAGTCCCAGTACATTCGTTTAATAATTTTGGTGGTATCATTAATCATAACGAGCAGTTGATTGCAGGTTTGAAAGAAGTTGGACACGAGGTGACATTCGCATTCTTAAAACCAACTGCCGTGTATCCTAAGAAAGTAGATATCCCTACAACCCTTGCCGAAGGATATGCCATTGGCGAAGGAACTGGATTACCAGTCCACCAAGGAAAAGGTTGGATTACGGATTACTATTCATTCCTTAACGAGAAAAGTATTCAAGAGTTTGTTGATATGGCAAATACTCACGATGTTGTTATCTGGCAAAGTATCTTCGGTTTCAAGAATAAGAATACAGAGAATAACGTTGATTGGTTGCCTATGGTAGAGGATGTATATGCTAAACAAGTTGCTATCATTCACGATGGTAATTTGAGAAAGTTGTATCCTTGGATTGATAAGTTGAAGCATAAAATTGATGGTCTGGCATGCGTACATCCGAGTGCATATGCAAGTGCTGAGTCAATTGATTTACCTAGAGCAATGATTTTGAATCCTCAACAGATTGACCCATTACCTAAAGCACCTGCATTCAGTGAACGTAAACGTCAGTTGTTATCTGCTCAAACGTTTAAGAGATGGAAACGTGTTGACGATTTAGTAGCAAGTGTTCCTTACTTAAAGGATGCGAAGGTATATGTTGCTGGTGATGGAATTGAAAGAAACTATATGTGTTCAATTGATAAGTGTAAACCAGAATACTACTGTACAAAGGAACGGGATCCAAACGCAACAGAGGACATTCTAGGGAATAAGATATGGGATAATGCAACTGCTAATGGTATGGAATATCTTGGTTTTATCACTGAGGAAAGACGTGACGGAATCCTGAGAGAGTCTTTGTTTATGATTGACTCATCTTGGTCAAACTCATATGGTGAGCACTTTAATAGGGTTGTGGTTGATGCTATGAGAACTGGTACTGTTCCAATTGCTGTTAATAGAGGTATCGCATCTAACGATGACGGAATTGGTTCACTATTTCGACCGAATGAGAATTATCTGATGCTCAAGTATGACTACAAACCTAAAGAGTACGCAGACAAAATCAATCAGTTCTTGGATATCCCTGAGAATGCATATATGAAAATGGTTGAAAACAATTATAAAGTTATTCAGAATTTTGATAGAAAGAAAATTGCTGATGATTATATCAATTTAGCATTCGGAAACCCTGCTGGATATCACGGTAAATTAGAAACACCTAAGTTTGTTGATCCGAAGTTTGAGAGAGATGGAAGTAAGCAATGGGAAGCACACTTCTCTACAGAAGAGGTTGCAACACTTGATTCGTTCTTTGGGTAAATAAAGTAGTAAAATACTTGACTTTTTAATTGAAGTCTAGTATAATTAGTAGTATGGATGGTTGAAAAACTATCCGAAAACCACGACTGGTTTAATTGTAAACCATTCGGAAATTTAACAGTAGGACAACGTTCTACGCAAAATAAGGAGAAGTGTATGAAACATACAACTTTCAATAAGAGTGTCAACGACTTAATCGTTGAATCAGCAAACGGTAAGATTAATCCTAATCCTATCGGTCAACGTCCCCCAGTGTCAGAAGGTTGGGGCAAAGCAAAAGGAATCATTGAATCTCTAATCAAGGGATACTCGATTGGTTCTATAACCCTACGTGATATTAGAAATGATGACGATGCCCAAAAGGTATATCCAGGCACAGAATATCTTGTAATTGATGGCGGTCACCGTATCCGAGCAATCAAAGATTTCAATAACAATAAGTTTGATGTAAACGGTTTGCGATATATTGACTTGCCTGATGATGTTCAACAAGCATTTGATGATATTATTATTAACATTACTACATACGTTGTTGATAATAAACAAGCAACTGAGATCTTCCGTAGACTTAACACTGTAACACCAGTTAATCCTATTGAAATGATTATGTCAAATGATACGTCTAACTTTGCTAAGGAAATTCGTTCTAGAGTATCGTTCTATGCAGAGTATGAGAATAAAGTTCATCCTCTGTTTGATGCTTCAGCAAAAAATGATAAAGCACCTAAACCTTTGAATTGGGCAACTGATGTCAATCCTCGTAGAAAATGGGATGAGTATGTAGCAGTTATTATGATTAAAACTATTAACAGTGGCAATGCTACTGCTGGTCTTGATGTAGTTGCTGAGTATGTTGAAGAAGATGCCCCAATTAGTAAATCAAAACTTAAATTGGTTGACCGTTTTCTAGATGACGCATTAAAAATTAGAAACAGTGTTAATAGGAAATTCAATACTGATACTTTCTCAGCACTACAACTTGTTTGGTTTGCTTTACTTGAACAAAATAAAAACTTTAAGATCGGCGACATAGATGCATTTGCTAAAGAGTTTTTTAAAGCACATGGGGTTTTGACTGGTAATGCCGTTAATAAGTTTGATACCGAAGTTAGAAAGTTTAAGATTAATGAAACTGATAAGAAGGAAAGAATTGTTAAAGAGTTTGCTAGACGAGCAATTAAAAACTTTGCTAACAAATACAACCAAATTGAAGTTGCTGAGTTATACCTTGACTTAATGCATATTGCTAATGTAGTAACATTCCGTGATGACGTTAGAACTATTAGTCGTGATAAGAAGTTTGATATGTTAGCATCTCAAGACTTTAAGTGTGGTATTGATGGTGAAGAACTGGATATCGATGATGCTATCTTTGGTCATGATACACCTTGGAGTAAGGGTGGTCTGTCATCTGATGCTGTTATTATTCGTAATACTCATAATGTTGATATGGGTACTATGACTATCTCTGAGTATAAAGCATATCTTGAGTTTAAAAAAGCACGTGAAGAAAATAAATAGAATGGAGAATATAATGGAAGAAAAAATTATTGAAAAGAGTGAATGGATTTCGATGAAGGATATCCCTTCATATTCTTATTCAAATCAAACGAATAAGATGAAGAATTTCTGGTCAAAATATAATGGTTCTAATGGTGTGTATCAGATAATAAAAACTAAAGATATAAAGAAAATTGATAATAAAATAGTACACAAAGATATCGGGTATAGTGGCAAATCTTCATTTATGCCTAGACGTGTGTATGAAAGTAAAACTCCTAGCGCAACACATGGTGTTGCTAGAGGTATTGTTAATGGGGATTTAAATTTGGATGAACTTTCAGTTCGTTTACTTTTTACCAATCCAGGGGATGAAAATGAATTAGAAAAAATAATTCAAACCAAGACTTCGGAAAAGTATGGATATCGTTATAAATGGAAATTCGCTTCATTAGGTAATGATGGTAATGTTTCTAAAATCATTAATACTATTTCTAAGTTGAGTATTGAAGAATTGACTGAAGTTGTATCTCAATCTAAGTCTTTAATTAAGGATTTATTGTTTGATGAATATGTAAAGGTGAATAATATCTAATCCCTGTTTAACGTATTCAGCCCCGACCAACCAGACGCTAATAGTTATAATTATTAGTTTCTTTAGAACCTCCTGCAATGGGGGTTTTTTATTGTTTACAATCCCCTACTATTTACCGTGTTATTCTTTCACCTATTTGAGCCAATGAGAGTATAATATAAGTATAGATTGAGTTAAAGGAGTAAAATATGAAAAAAGATATAAGGGAAATTGAAGATTTTATGGGTGCTAAGGAAATTGTTGATGATTTCTTTGATTACCTTGATGTGATTACCGACGAGTACAAAAATGAGGTGATTGTTGATGATGAAAAGGAAAAAGTTACTGACCATGGGAAAGCATTCTTTGCTGCTAAGGGTTGGGAAGTTGTTGAATAACCCTAAAATAAACGTGGGAATAAAAGTGATAAAACGCTTGACTTTTACCAAAATTAGGGTATAATTGATGGTGTTGATTGATTGAAAAGGAGTTTATATTATGTTTAACCAAAAAGATTTACTTGCTAAATTACTTGCTACGGAAGATGTTACCGTTATGCATGCTAATGCCAAGACTGCGTCGTTTGACGTGAAAAATCGTGTCCTGACTTTACCAGTCTGGAACGATATGACCAATGAAACTTATGACCACTTGACTGGTCACGAGGTTGGTCATGCCCTTTACACCCCATTTGAGGGTTGGGAAAAAGAACTAAAGAAAAAAGATATGGGTCCAGGTTTCAAATCGTTCTTGAACGTTGTTGAAGATGCTCGTATTGAAAAACTAATTCAAAGACGTTATCCTGGACTGAGACGTTCATTTGTTATGTCTTATAAGAAAATGATTGCTGACGGTTTCTTCGGTGGTGACATTGATAAAATTAATACTTATCCGATAATTGACCGTATCAATACTTTCTTTAAAGCAGGTCCTACTGCTGGTGTTCTTATTGAAACTGATGAGCAAGTTTGGGTTGATGAGATTGAAAAACTTGAAACTTGGGATGAGGTTGTTGATGTTGCTACTCGTCTTTATGAATATGCTAAACTGAAAAAAGAAGAGGAAAATGAACTTGCCCAAGAAATGGAGCATGAGTTTGGTGATGAAGATGAAGATGGTGAATTTGGTGATGAAGATGAAGATGGTGAATTTGATAATGATGAATTTGGTGACGAAAGTATTGACGGTGAGTCTGAATCGATTGAAGGTTTAGAGTCTGACCAAACTTCTGATGATGAAACTGATGACGAAGATGCTACTGGTGAGAGTAATATTAAAGGTGCTGGCGATGATGACGTTAAATCTAAAACTGATGAAGCATTAAGTCAAAATATTAATGCCAACTATAACAACGACTCTGGAATTGAAGTTAAAAATATTATGCTGAATACTGCTGATGTTTCTCCACTGATTGTTGATCACAAAACTATTATTTCTGATTTTGAAGAATTTGATATAAAACGTAAAGCAATCGGTGAGTCTATCGATTATATGGGCAATTCTTTATTGCTTGGTAAACGTGGTGAGAAATTGTTTACTAAGTTTATGGCAAACAATAAGAAATCAATTGCTTATCTTGTGAAAGAATTTGAGATGAAGAAGTCAGCTAAGGAATATGTCCGTGCTACTACTGCTAAGACTGGTGTTATTGACCCAGTTAAAATGAACTCTTACTTATATAATGACGATATCTTTAAGAAAGTTACTACCATCCCTGAAGGAAAATCTCACGGAATGATTATGTATCTTGACTGGTCAGGTTCTATGCATTATGATATGAAAGCAACTATGGACCAACTTTTAAACTTGGTGAACTTCTCGCGAATTGTGAACATCCCTTTCCGTGTGTATGCCTTCACTACTGGTTATCAATTAGAGGGTTCAACTGAGAAACTTAAAGGCAATAACCTATTTTATGATGAAGTTAATGCTGATACTGTTTACTATGAGGATAAATTTAGATATCTTGAGTTGTTTAACAGTAAAATGAATAAAAAGGATTTTATTCAAATGCAAAAATATATGCTTGCGTTTGGTTCAGATCCTAGAACTATGCCATATCAATATCAGTTACACGGAACTCCTCTTGATGTTTCTCTTATGGGTGCGTCTAGTTTACACGGAATGTTTTTGAAGCAACACCGTGTTGATATTGTGAATACAATTGTCTTGACTGATGGTGATAGTCATAATGCCCCTGTTAAAACCGTAGAAACAAGCACCGATTATGATGGTGAGGTGAGAACTTTCGAAAGGTCTAGTGGTTTGAATGATTTATTCGGGTGGAGGTTTAAGGGGCAAGTTAATGTGATTGACCCTGTGACTAAGAAAAGATATCCTCTTACTATGGAAACAAATCGTATTGAAGTTACTGATATGTTCTTGAAGATCTATCGTGAGAGAACTGGTTCTACTACTATTGGTTTCCGTATCTTACCTACCCAAATCAATAGAATTCGTAGAGAGTTGGTTTATTTACCATATGATACTGACTATTCTGAGTTGTCAAAAGCAATGAGAAACGATAAGTATTGTGTAATTCCTTCAAATGGTTATGACAAGTATTTTGGAATTGGTGGTGGTAATGATCTGAAGACTGCGAATGGTGCATTTGAGGTTTCTGATGACGCAACTACTGCTCAGTTGAGAAATGCCTTTAAGAAGGCAAGTAAAAATAAAGTGAACTCTCGTGCGTTGTTGAATGAGTTTATACGTGAGGTTGCCTAATACCCTTAAAATAAAGGTGGTTATTCTTTCACCTTTCTGTCGCAATTAGGGTATAATAGGTATTGTAGGTTGAGTGAATATGTTAAATAAAAGGAGTATATATTATGAATAAAATTGAAATGCAAAATAAATTGGCGAAAGTCGTGTTCGAGAAATTCGGTTCGACTATGACCAATACTGAAATAACAGAAACTGCTGAGGAAATGGGTATGCCTTTCCCGCACTTTCTGTTAAAAACTGAATTACGTGTTGGTCGTGGTCAATACCGTTCTCCTCTTGCTGAGAGAGTTGTTACTAAACAACCTGATACGGTTGCTGCGATGACGGTAAATGTAAGTGACTTTAATGTAGAGAGTGACTCGTTTGCGGAAAACCTTGTTCCTGAGAAGGATCCATTGTTTGTTCCGTTCGGTAACTTTGCTACTGTTAAGAAAGTTTTACAGAGCAAAATGTTCTACCCAATCTTTGTTACTGGTATGTCTGGTAATGGTAAGACGTTCGGTATTGAACAAGCGTGTGCCCAAACTGGTCGGGAAGTTATCCGTGTGAACTTTACGGTTGAAACTGATGAAGATGACTTGATTGGTGGTTTCCGTTTAGTGAACGGTGAAACTAAGTTCTTTAAAGGTCCAGTGATTAAAGCAATGGAAATGGGTGCGGTATTGTTACTTGACGAAATTGACCTTGGTAATCCTTCTAAGATTATGGCTCTTCAGTCAATTCTTGAGGGTGGTGGTTACTTCATTAAGAAGACTGGCGAGTATGTGACTCCGGCAAAAGGTTTTACTGCTATCGCAACTGCTAATACTAAAGGTAAAGGTTCTGATGATGGTCGTTTTATTGGTACTAACATTCTGAATGAAGCATTCCTTGAACGTTTCCCAGTTACGGTTGAGCAGGAATATCCTTCTCCAGCAATTGAGAAGAAAATCCTGGGTCGTGTGTTTGACTCGTTAGATATTAAAGACTCTGACTTTGTTGAGAAACTTGTAGACTGGGCTGATATTATCCGTAAGACTTTTTATGACGGTGGTGTTGACGAAATTATTTCTACTCGTCGTCTGGTTCACGTTGCTAAAGCGTTCTCTATCTTCGGTGATAGAATGAAAGCAATTAACCTATGTATTAACCGTTTTGATGAGGATACTAAGTTGTCGTTTGCTGACTTATATACTAAGGTTGATGCTGGTGTTGAGCAGTATGATGATGCTGCTGGTGCGACTAAGGTTGAAGATGAGGATGTTATTGATACTTCTAACCCTTTCTAAAGTCTAACTAACAAAAATTAAAATCGGCAGGAACTTTACTTCCTGCCTTTTTTATAGTATAATATATCTATGGACATAAAAGAAATTAAAGCACCGATATTTGTTTTTAATATTAAAGAACATTTCAATATTAAAGAACATTTATTAAAATCAATCGCAGAAATTGGGAAATATTCGATATTAGACGATGAACAACAAATAAGTAACACGGATTGGCACCTTTTAGAACAACTTCGTATTAGGGAATACCAAGGAATAATAGAACGACCAATTATTGAATGTTTGGATGAGATTTCTGCAACAACAAATTGTGGACCATTGCGTGTCGGTGAAGTTTGGTTTCAACAATACGAAAATGGCGATTACCACAATTGGCATGTCCATGGTGGGTGCACATATTCTAGTGTATATTATGCTGAACTGCCAGAAAAAACTTCTACAATGTTTGAATATATGGGTGAGGAATTTCAAATTGACGTGAAAGAGGGGGATTATGTGGTTTTCCCAAGTATGTTAAAGCATTGTTCGAAACCAAACGAAACACAAGAAAGAAAAACAATTATAGCATTAAACATTAATGTTCTTTATTAATAAATGGAGTCTAAATGGAATTAGAGATAGAACTGAGTGAATTAAAAAAACGTAAGATATTTGTCGCAACCCCTATGTATGGTGGAGTTTGTCACGGAATGTATTGTAAATCAACTGCCGACCTTGCTAAACTTGGTCAAGCATATGATGTCGATATCAAGTTTTTCTACCTATTCAACGAGTCATTAATCACTCGTGCTAGAAACTATTGTGTTGATGAGTTTATGCGTGGTGATTATACTCACCTGATGTTCATTGACTCAGACATTGGTTTTGAGCCGAATGATGTATTATCCCTTGCTGCAATGATGGATCCTGATGAGAAGGATCCTAAGAAACGTAAAGAGATTATGTGTGGTCCATATCCTAAGAAAACTATTGCTTGGGAAAAGATTAAACAAGCAGTTGATAAAGGTTTTGCTGATGATAATCCAGGAGACTTAGAAAACTTTGTTGGCGATTATGTATTCAACCCAGCAGGTGGTCAATCTGAAATCCGTTTAGACAAACCAGTGTCAGTACTTGAAGGTGGTACAGGTTTTATGATGATCCAACGTAGTGCGTTTGAGAAGTTTGGTGAAGCATATCCTGACTATTCATATATCCCTGACCACGTAAGAACTAAACACTTTGATGGTAGTCGTGAGATCCATATGTACTTCCAGGCACTAATTGATGAGAAATCTAAACGTTACTTGTCTGAAGACTATATGTTCTGTCAGTGGATGCGTGAGATTGGAGTTGACACATACTTAGCACCTTGGATGAAACTTCTACACACGGGTTCATATACGTTCGGTGGTTCATTAGTAGACTTGGCAGCACTAGGTGCATCTGCTACTGCTGATGCTGACCAGATTAAGAATATGAAGAAATGAGTAAGTTTAAGTACAGCGAGGATAAGATCCTAAAAGAAATGTACGAATATATTAATGCTACTTATGGCGAGCATTACTCTATGAATAATATTCAGTCTACTGAATTTATAATGGATGCTGGTCATGGGATAGGATTTACTGTTGGGAATATTATTAAGTATGCCCAACGATATGGAAAGAAAGGAACACCTGAAGACCATAGAAAGGATTTGATTAAGGTAATCCACTATGCTATTATGGCGTTACACGTACACGATATAAAATTTAATAATGATAAGGAAATAGATAATGAAGATTAGTAATCAAACAATGGAAATTTTAAAGAATTTCGCAACAGTAAACCCATCAATCGCTTTCAAAGCAGGCAATAAAATTAGAACAGTATCTGAGCAGAAGAATATTCTTGCTGAAGCAACTGTTGTTGAGGATTTCCCTAAAGACTTTGCTATCTATGAGTTGAATCAATTCTTAGGTCTAGTAAGTTTATTTGAGAATGGTGATATGGATTTCGGTGACAAGAGTGTGACATTAACCGAAGGCAGTACTAAATCTCGATACACCTATACTGACTCAAGTATGGTGACAACTCCACCTGAAAAGAATATCGATTTGCCATCTGAAGAAGTTTCATTCAGTATGAGTAAGGATGTATTTGCTCGTGTTCAAAATGCAGCAAATCAATTACAACTTCCAGAGATCGTTGTTCGTGGTGATGGTGAGACAGTTAAGTTGGTAGCAACTGATGTTAAGAACCCAACATCTAATGAATTTGCTGTGAACGTAGGTGAAGATACTCATACATTTAACTTTGTATTCAAGACTGAGAACTTCAAAATGATTGCTGGCGATTATACCGTCACTATTTCGGCGAAGGGAATTTCGCATTTCAAAGGTGATGTAGCACAATATTGGATTGCTACTGAAGCAGGTTCTAAGTACACAGCATAAGGGGAATAATATGACATTGAATGAACAAGATAAGAAAGATATTTTACACGTAATCAAAGATTGCTCTGACTCACTAACTCGTATGGAGGGTGAACGTGAATTTATTAAGGAAGCAATCATTGGTTTGAATGATAAGCATGGACTTGACAAAGCACATCTCCGTAAGGTTGTGAACATTTACTATAAGCAAAACCTAGCAGAAGTCCAAGCACAAAACACCGAAGTTGAAGATCTATATGAATCCTTAACTGGATAATATGTTCGGTTCGTCTATCGGTTAGGACTCTAGGTTTTCATCCTAGTAAGAGGGGTTCGATTCCCCTACCGAATACCAAATTTGATAGAACTTTACTTTTATGTGAATGTAGGGTATAATATAAGTATATGATGGAGAATGTGAATGGAAGACTTTTTATGGGTTGAAAAATACCGCCCAAAGACGGTTGCTGATACCGTATTACCAGCAGATCTAAAAGCAACGTTTCAACAGTTCGTTGACAATAAAAATGTACCAAACCTATTATTGACTGGATCGGCAGGTGTCGGCAAGACAACTATCGCAAAGGCAATGCTTGAAGAGATTGGTTCTGACTATATTGTTATCAACGGTTCTGATGAAGGCAGACTAATTGACACACTGAGAACTAAGATTAAAAACTTTGCTTCAAGTATGTCATTAGCAGGTGGACGTAAGTATGTCATCCTAGATGAAGCAGACTACCTTAATGCTGAGACAGTACAACCTGCTCTTAGAAACTTTATGGAGGAATACTCATCTAATTGTGGATTCATCCTAACGTGTAACTTCGTTAATAAGATTATCGCACCTCTACACTCACGTTGTTCTGTGGTTGAGTTTAAGATTGGTAATAAAGATAAACCTAAAATGGCAAGTGAATTCTTCCATCGTGTTTGTATGATTCTTGACTTTGAGAACATTGAGTATGAGGAAAAGGTTATTGCTGAGATTATCACTAAGCACTTCCCTGACAACAGACGTGTACTAAACGAACTACAACGTTACAGTGCTACTGGCAAGATTGATGCGGGGATCTTAGTCAATACTTCAGATGCTAACTTCAAGACGTTAATGGATGCCTTGAAGAATAAGGAATTCTCAACTGCTCGTAAATGGGTGGGTCAAAATATTGATGGGGATATCGCACCGTTCTTCCGTAAGTTATATGATACGATGTATGAGCATGCTGAACCTGCTAGCATTCCTCAAATCGTAGTAACGTTAGCAGACTATCAACATAAAAGTGCATTTGCTGCCGACCAAGAGATTAACACGATGGCATTATTGACTGAAATTATGGTGGACACGGATTGGAAGAAATGAAATGTGTAATATACGATTATGAAACTTTAAGCCAAAACGCATTCAATGGTGTTGTATTATCTGTTGCTGGAATTGCATATGATGAAGATCGTTTCTTAACCAACCCATACACCTACGAAGAACTACTCGATAGTTGTGAGTATGTTAAGTTTGATGTTAAAGACCAAGTTAAGTATGGTCGTAAGGTTGAGAAAGGTTCATTAGATTGGTGGAAGTCGCAGTCTAAAGATGCTCAAAAGCAATTGATGCCATCTGATAATGATGTGTCAATCTCAGAATTACTTCTGTTCCTAGAAAGACTAAACATAGCAACTGCTAAAAAGGTATTCACACGAGGTAACTCATTCGATCCAGTATTCACACGATCTATATGTGATAGTCTAGGAATAGCAGATCCGACTCCATGGTGGGTCATCAGGGACGTACGATCTTATATAGACGGTTTCACTTATGGAACGGACATTAACCACGACTTCATTCCAAAAGACTTAGTTGATAAGTTTGTTCAACACGATCCAGAACACGATGTAGCAATGGATGTGATGAGAATGCAATTCTTAATCAGGACAATATATGGCAAAGACTAATCCGTTTGACTTCACCAATTCAATCAACAGTTCTAAAAAGAATTTGATGAGGAAAACTGACAACGATGTGCTTGCTGAGAAATCATACAGTCCATTCCTAACTAACCGTGCATTGTCATATCATAATGATACAGTTGCTATTGCTAATGAGATGAACACCAGACACTCACTTGATAAACGTTTACAGTATGAATTCTTATTGAATATTGTACGTCCGAAGAAAAGATATGCTAAGTGGTCTAAGAAAGAGAAGGGTGGAGATGTTGATATTGTCAAGGAATATTTCAAGTACAATGATATCAAAGCAAGGCAAGCATTAACAATATTGACTAAGGAACAGATTGTAGAGATTAGACAGAAGTTGGAGAAGGGTGGTAAAGGTTAATTATTATAAATATTCTAAATAATCAATTAATTATGAGATCCAAATGATAGATACAATGATAGAAGTCACAATTGCGAAAGAAGATGACTTCTTAAAGATTAGAGAAACACTTACTCGCATAGGTGTGTCATCTCAAAAGAATAAAACCATATACCAATCCTGCCATATTCTACATAAGAAAGGTAAGTATTACATCACACACTTCAAAGAGTTGTTTGCCTTAGATGGCAAACCAAGCAACTTCGGTGATGAAGATAAAGGTCGTAGAAATACAATTTCCAATCTTCTAGCAGAATGGGGTTTGGTAACTCTTGTTGATAATGAGAAGAGCAAAGATCCAGTTGCTCCTCTGAGTCAAATCAAAATCCTTCCGTATAAAGAAAAACGTGAATGGAACCTAGAACCTAAATACAATTTAGGAAAAAACTTCTAAAAACTTTACTTTCATACCGTTTCAAGGTATAATAAAGGTAACGAACAAGTATAAATAAACTGAACATTCCTGATAAGGAAATGTCCGTGACGACATTAAACTATTTTTTAAACAAAAAAGAGGTAAGAAATATGTTAGATAAAATTAACAGTTGGATTAAAGCAGGTACTGAAACAGGTGTAGCATTAATCGCATTCGCGATTGTATTACAGGTAATTTTTGGTGGAACTGTCCCTTTCGTAGGTGGTGATATTATTGCTACTATTACTGGTATCGTTGCACAACTTGGTGCTCAAGGACTTGTTGGTCTTGTTGCTGCTGCAGTGCTATATAAACTTTTCAATAAGTAAAGTTATATGAAGTTTAGTAGAACTTAAAACTACGAACCACTTTCAGTCAGCGAAGACGTCGGCGTTATAATGGGAGATAAGGATTGGCTAAAGTCGATCGAGTGTTCCCACCAAATTTGGTAATTCCGTGAGTTATAATCATAGGCATTACCATTTACTCTTTATTGGAGTTATGATGGACACGAGTTCAATTCTCGTCGACTCCACCAATGAAGGTATTGTTTCCCCCGACAGTATCTTCTTTGATGGGGTTGCTAGGTTTCGACATGGTAACAGAAGGTTTAGAGTTGTAAGACCCAAAGTAAACGCAAACGCAGATACTTACGCAATCGCAGCCTGATAGGCATAGTGTGATTTGAGGATTTAGGCAGGATGAACCTTATAACCAAATCATCCTCCAACTTTATTAAGGAACGCATTACATCCTCCCCCACTGTAGTGTGTTCCTTAATGAGGTTAATACTTCATTATGACGAGTTGCTCAATAGAGGACTCATTTTATAACTCGCTTAACAGGAGAAAATAATATGACTACAAGTGCATATAACTTCCCGAGAGATCTATTCTTGGGATTCGATAGTTTGTTTGATAATCTATATCAATACGAAGGCAATCAACAATCAAAACAACAAACCTACCCACCATATAACGTGGTAAAGAAAGATGATAATCATTATCTAATTGAGATCGCTGTCGCAGGATTCAAATCAGATGATATTGATTTAACTTTGGAGAAGGGTGTTTTGACAGTGGAAGGAAACAAGAAACTTAAAGAAGAGGCAACTGAATATATCCGTAAGGGTATTTCTGCTCGTAATTTTAAACGTTCTTTCACTCTTGCTGATACTATCAAAGTGGTTGGTGCTGACGTTGTAGATGGACTATTACTAATTGGTCTTGAAAACGTTGTACCAGAAGAAGAAAAACCTAAAACAATTAATCTTGGAGAGTTTACAAAATCTGCTAAGAAGATCTTGTTAGGTTAATTATAATGAATAGGGGATTTTCGGATCCCCGACTATGGAGAAATAAGAATGGCAAACGTGTCAAAAATGAACAAGAAACAATTAATGGACCACGGCAAAAAGTTAGGTATTAAACTTGACGATGGCATGGTCAAAAAGACTATGGTCGGTTTAATCAAAGATGCTAAGGCCACATCTACACCAGCACCTAAAGCAAAGGCAAAACCTAAAGCAAAGATCGTAGGCAAACCACCAACACCTCAACCAATTCAAATGCCCAAAAAGGTCGTTGAAGATAAATCTATCTGGCAAAAAGTCAAAGACTTTTTCGGAGTATAGTATGGATGAAGTTAAGATTGTAAGACTCACAACAGGTGAGGAATTGCTATGTAAGATGGATCCCGCATCAACAATGATTGGACCGATTGTAGTTGACACACCAGTACTAATTCTACCAACTGCTGATGGAAAACTAACATTTATGCCATACATGCCGTATGCTGATATTAAGAAATTGAAAATCAAAGAACGTAGTATTATGTTCATTGTAGACCCAACTGAAGAACTCGCAGCACAATATAGAAATATGATTGGCGATGTAGTTGTACCACCAAAACCTAAAATCGTGGTCTAAACTTTACTTTTGGGGAGTTATATTATATAATATAAGTAATGAATAAATTTTACACGAACTTTTACCAACGAGGTAATAACGTCTATATTCGTGGATATAAAGATGGTAAACGTTTCAGAGATAAGATCTGGTACAAACCGTCACTGTTTATTTCCACTAACAAAGACACCGAATTCAAAAATATCAAAGGTGAACCAGTTGATGCTGTTGTTCAAGAATCTATGGGTGATGCCAGAAAATTCTTTCAGAAGTATGATGGTGTTTCAAACTTTGAAGTCTGCGGAACTACTCAGTATGCATACTCTTGCATCAATGAGGAATTCGATAACTCATTCAACCAAGAAGATATTGTTGTTGTAAACTTCGATATCGAGGTTGCATCTGGTGATGGGTTCCCTAGTCCAGATGAAGCATCTCAAGAAGTGACAGCAATCACTGCTAGTTACAAGGGTGTCTACTACACTTTCGGTTGTCAAGACTATACGGTTAAACGTAAGGACAACAAGTATATCAAGTGTCACGATGAGAAACACTTGCTACATCGTTTCCTTCAGTTTTGGCAGTCTGCCGATCCAGATATTATTACTGGTTGGAACATCCGTTTCTTCGATATCCCATACTTAGTGAATAGGATGCGTAAGTTACTCGGTGATAAGCAAACTAAAAACTTCTCACCTGCTGGGTTAATCAAAGAACACATTCAAACAGTGTTTAATCGTGAACAGACTGAGTATGAGTTGTGTGGTATTACAACTCTGGACTATCTAGAAGTGTATAAGAAGTTTACTTATTCTCAGCAAGAGAGTTATAGACTTGACCATATTGCTCACGTAGAATTGGGTGAACGGAAGTTGGACTACTCTGAAGTGGATAGTTTGTATCAATTATATGAAACTGACTATGAAAAGTTTATTGACTATAATATCAAAGACGTTGAGTTAGTTAATCAGATTGAAGAGAAGATGAAACTTCTTGACATGGTAATCGCACTTGCATACGACGCTAAAGTGAACTATATTGATACGTTCAAGCAAGTACGAATGTGGGATGTATTAATCAATAACTACCTGCTTGAGAAAGGTGTCATCGTTCCACCTAAGAAGGATGTTGAAAAGAAAACTCAATTTGCTGGTGGTTATGTTAAAGCACCCCAAGTCGGAATGCACGATTGGGTAATGAGTTTTGACTTGGCATCCCTATATCCACATCTTATTATGCAGTATAATATTTCACCTGAAACCTTTTTGGTTGGTGAGTATCAAGATTTAACTGTAGATGGAATCATCAATGGTAAGTTTGAGAAAAGTTCCGACTGCTTATCCGCAAGTGGATATTCGTATCGAAAAGATAAGCAAGGGTTTCTTCCTGAAATGATGCAACGATTATATGACGATCGTGTTATTTACAAGAAGAAAATGTTAGAGTCTTTAACTAAACTTGAAGAACTGACTAAGTCTGGTGGTGACATAACTCAAGTGACTAAGGATATCTCTAAGTACAAGAACCTACAACTAGCAAAGAAAGTACAGTTGAACTCTGCCTATGGTTTCCTAGGTAATCAGTATGCTAGGTTCTTTGACGTTAGGATTGCTGAAAGTATTACGTTGTCTGGTCAGTTGTCAATCAAATTCATTGCTAAGAAACTTAATGCATATCTGAATAAGTTGTTGAAGACTGATGAAGACTATGTAATTGCTGTTGACACCGACTCAGTATATTTGAAGATGGGTGGGTTAATTGATAAGGTCAAACCTAAGAACCCAGTCGACTTTCTTGATAAGGTTGGTAAGCAACAAATCGAACCATACATTAATAAGTGCTATGATGAACTTGCCGAGATGATGAATGCATATGAACAGAAAATGTTTATGGATCGTGAGGTTATTGCCGACAAAGGTATTTGGACTGCTAAGAAACGTTATGTATTAAACGTACACGATAATGAGGGTGTTCGATATGCTACACCTAAGTTGAAAGTGATGGGTTTGGAAACAGTTAAGTCTTCAACTCCATCAATTTGCAGGGAAGCATTGAAGGAATCCCTTAACATTATCCTTAACAGTGATGAAGAAACAGTACAGAAATACATTGCTGACTTCAAGAAAGTGTTTGATGAGCATCCGTTTGAGGACATTGCATTCCCTAGATCCATTTCTGACTTGAATAAATATACTGTTCCAGGTGACGATTTGATTATTCCTAAGGGAACATCTATTCATGCCAGAGGTGCGCTAGCATATAACTACCTCGTCAAGAAACATAATCTGACTAAACGTGTTGAGTTAATCAAAGACGGTGAGAAGATTAAGTTTTGCTATATGACTGTACCAAATCCAATCAGGCAAAACGTTTTGAGTGTTGCAAATGGTTTACCTAAAGAATTTGAGATGGAACAATTCATCGATCGTGATTTACAATTCAGTAAGGCATTCGTAGAACCACTAAGAGCAATACTAACTGCTGTTGGGTGGGAAGTTGAGAAGACAAATAATTTAATGGAGTTTTTCGGATGATAGAAGTTTATGAAGATGTATTGAGCCAAGAAGTTTGTAATGAATTAATTTCATTATTTGATTCTACAGATGATAAGAGAATGCATCTGATTGATGGTGACACTGAGGTGTTTGATATGTATGAGATCCCTTGGGATAATCCACTAGCAGGATATCTTAAAGAAATCACAAAAGAACTCAGAAAGCATTATCTAGAAAAGTATGACACACATCATATGATTCCTAAAGAATATAAACTTGAAGGATTCAGAATTAAAAGGTATGAACCTAATAAGCATTTCTATCCATGGCATTCTGATGTTTCTGGCCTTGGTACTTGTTCGAGGTATATTTCATTCCTATTCTATTTGAATGACAGCGAAGCAGTAACTGAATTTGCTGACTTCTCGATAGAACCAAAGAGGGGAAGTATAGTTATGTTCCCTCCATTATGGATGTTTCCGCATAAAGCACATATGCCAACAAAAGCACCAAAATATATTATGAGTACATATTACCATTATGATAAGTGATAAGAAGCAGGAACTCTTAACCATTATAATGGAAGAGTGTGCTGAAATACAAGTTGAGTGTTCAAAGATGATGAGGTTTGATGCTGATAGCAAAAAACTTGAGATGGAGGTTGGCGATCTACTATGTATGCTTGATATAATGTATAAATGGAATATGTTAGATTGGGATGAGATAGAAAAACAAATACCACGTAAGAGAAAGAAACTCGAAAAGTGGAGTAATTTATTTAAAGGAGAAATATATGAGTGATTTTGATTTTGATTTTGGTTTTACAGCAGTAGACGAGGATGAACTAGAAGTAGTACAACAAGCATCTAAAACTGCTGCGAAATCGTCAGAAAACTACGACCACGTACAAGAAAAGATTGATGCGTTGTATAATGCAATCATACCACTACTTAACAACTTAAAGAAAAATCCAGAGAAGGAATATATCCTCTGGCCAAATAGAGTTGAAAAGGTTGATGAGTTTGAAGACCACTTGACTAAAATATACAAATCGTAACTTTACTTTTGAGTGGGTTTATAGTATAATATAGTTATGTTTAAAATATTTAAAAAGAAAAAACAAGATCCAGTTGAAGAACTTGATTGGGATAAAATTACAACTCTAGATGACGTGAGGTTATTGATAAAACTTGCTTTCCCAGTCTTAAAGGTGAGTAATAGTAGAATTGAAGAAGTGAGACATTTATTAAAGGAGAAAGAATGAGTTTTTTGAGTGATATGACTAAGGGCATTGACACTGCCAATTTATTGTCGGACGGTGGTAATAGTTCTGAGTTTTCAGGTACTATTGATACTGGTTCGTATATTTTAAATGCATTAGTGTCGGGTAGTATTTACGGTGGTGTTCCAAATAATAAGATTGTAGCATTTGCAGGTGAGTCTGCGACTGGTAAGACTTTCTTCGTACTAGGTGTAATCAAACAGTTTATGGAAGATAATGCTACTGGTGGTGTGATTTATTTTGACACTGAGGCAGCAGTTACTAAGAAGATGATGGAAGACCGTGGCATTGACTCAAGTCGAGTTGTTATCGTAGAACCTTCATCTATTGAAGAATTCAGAACAGATGCTACTCGTATCCTAACAAGTTATATTGACACTCCCGAAAAGGAAAAAGAACCTATGATGATGGTGCTTGACTCATTAGGTATGTTGTCATCTAAGAAAGAATTAGAAGATACTGAAGCAGGCACAGATAAACGTGATATGACCAAAGCACAATTGCTACGTGGTACGTTCAGAGTATTATCATTGAAACTTGCCAAGGCAAATGTACCATTAATGCTAACTAACCACGTGTATGATGTGATTGGTTCTTACTTCCCGCAGAAAGAAATCTCTGGTGGTAAAGGTTTGAAATATGCAGCAAGTTCTATTATTATGCTTGGTAAGAAGAAGGATAAAGATGGTACTGAGATTGTTGGTAACATTATTGGTTGCACAACTCATAAGTCACGATTCACTAAAGAGAATAAGAAAGTAGAAGTCAAACTATCATTCGACAAAGGTCTTGATAGATACTATGGACTCCTAGAACTCGCTGAGAAGTACGACATCATTAAGAAGGTATCAACTCGTTATGAACTTCCAGATGGCAGTAAAGTATTCGGTAAAGCGATAAATGCTAATCCTGAGAAGGTATTTACGAAGGATATCCTCGACCAACTCGACGTGGTAGCAAGAAAAGAGTTTATGTATGGTGAGTTCGTAGAGGAAACGGAGGTAGAAAATGACGAAGTATAAATTAGTTGACCATGCTAATGGATTCCACGATGAGCATTGGTGTGTTGAAATTGAAGAAGGGTTGTTTAAGGGTGTTGTTTATCAGTATGACACAATTAATATTGAAGAGAATGTAGACGGTGGTGATGCAGTGTTGAGGTTTAACACTATTACGGTTGACAACCCAAACGAAGAAGACTTGGCAGAAGATGAGTTCGTAGATACAATAGGTGATATATTAGTTAAAATTATTTCTGATAGAATGGAAGAGGAAAACTTGAGTGAACGTAACCCATCTGATACTTAAAAATTTAATACACGATGAAGAATATGCAAGGACTACACTACCTTATCTAGAATCAAAATACTTTGATGAACACATTGAGAAGATTGTCTATGAACAAGTCAATGAGTTTATATCAAAGTATAATTCTTTACCAACACGTGAAGCATTAGTAATTGAATTGGACAACCGTAAAGGTATGTCCGATAAAGAATTTACTGAATGTGGTGCATATATTGGAACTCTCATTGATGATGAGAAGGAAGATCCCGAGTGGTTAGTAAACACAACTGAAAAGTTTTGTCAAGAAAAGGCATTGTATAATGCTATTATGGATTCTATTGCCATCATCGATGGTGAGAGTGATGAAGACAAAGGGGCAATTCCAGAACTATTAACTGATGCATTGAGTGTGTCATTCGATCCAAACGTTGGTCACGACTTCCTTGACGATGCTGATGATAGATACGATTTTTATCACAGAGTTGAGGAACGTATTCCATTTGATATTGATTATCTAAACAAAATCACTAAGGGTGGTTTGCCTAAGAAATCCTTAACAGTATTAATGGCAGGTACAGGTGTTGGTAAGTCGTTAGCAATGTGTCACTTCGCTTCTGCTAATATGCTTGATGGTAAAAACGTTTTATACATTACTATGGAGATGGCAGAGGAAAGGATTGCTGAACGTATTGACGCAAACTTATTGAATGTGAAACTTGATGACTTGCCTAATATGGCAAAGGAAACCTATAAGAAAAAGATTGCTAAGGTTAAAGGCAAGACATCTGGTAAGATGGTTGTTAAGGAATATCCAACCTCATCGGCAGGTGTTGGTCACTTCAGACACTTATTAAATGAGTTGAAGTTGAAGAAAGGGTTTAAACCAGACATCATCTATATTGACTATCTGAACATCTGTATGTCGAGTAGAATGAAGATGGGCGCTAGTGTGAACAGTTATACTTATGTCAAGGCAATTGCTGAAGAGATTAGAGGATTAGCAGTTGAGCATAATGTACCAATCGTAACTGCAACACAGGTTAATAGAACTGGTTATGGTGACAGTGACTTTGGTCTTGAAGATACATCTGAATCATTTGGTTTACCTGCTACGACTGACTTAATGTTAGCACTCATTTCTACTGAAGAGATGGAAGCGATTGACCAAATACTTATTAAGCAGTTGAAGAATAGATATGGCGATCCTGGAACTAACAAACGTTTCGTGGTTGGTATTGATAGACCTAAGATGAGATTGTATGATGTTGAATCAAATGCTCAGTTAGATTTGGTCGGAACTCATACTGCCACTGAACATAAGTTTAACAAACCAATCCACGTTGGTGATGAAAAGAAATCATTTGGACAATTAAAGGTATAATTCCCCTATTATAAACACGGTTAATACGCTTGACATTTGCTCAAAACTAGGGTATAATATAAGTATAGATTGAGTGAAAAGGGGTTGAGTTATGATTGATACTAAAAAAATTGTTGAGTTTGCTAGAGATGAGTTGATGATTTCAAAGAATGTTATTGTTAATGTTTATTTAGAAGATCTAACTGAAGACAATGCCCATGGTTGGTGTGTTGCTTCTTCTGACAAACCAGGATTCAATAAGAATGAATATGATATTGAACTTGAAGAAACTTTAAATGATGAAGAGATGCTTGTGACTTTATGTCATGAGATGGTTCACGTTAGACAATACTCACAAGGTGAGAGATCTAATGAACGTGAAGCAATTTCTTTAGAAAAC